TCCAGACTGTAACGCCATGGACCCACATCTGCAACGCTTATTTTGCTACGTGTTTCAAAATCTAAATGTACCTTAATCACGTAGCACCGCCTTAAATACCTAGGATATTTTCCGCATTTTCAGCCGCACCGGAGAATTTTGCAAAGTCGTCCTCTGCTGACGCTCTTGATACAAGAGGTTCTCCGTCTTCCCATTTCATAAGGTTTTGAAGGCCGAAGGCTACACCTTTAGCGATATTATCGTAAGCGTACGCCGTAACGGTTGCTATCATATAGCAGCCGCTATATATCTCTTTAGGATCCATAATCGGCTGACATTGACGATTAACTACGCCCGGAGGTGCTATCATAGTTTTTGCAGTACAAATAATTTTGTCTTTATGTTCCGGATATTTATCTGTATCGCCTTGATTACCGTCTTTGAACGGTAATTTAATATTTTTAGGCGGATTTGTTCCCCATTTTTCTTGAATAGCCTCTTGTACAATAGCCTTCATGTCTGTAAAATTAGCGTCTTTATCGAATATCATCTTAACGGAATATTCTTCCTTACCCGATAACTGATTCAGACGCGGTGTAAATACGTGAACAAAACTAGCTCTAAATACAGGTGTGTAAACTTTTCTTCCCATGTTTGGTTTCTCCTTTTCTTTTTTACTGTTTTACTGTTTTTGTGTTTCGACAATTTAATTTATAAACCTAATTCACTAATAGCTTGAAAATCTGCTATAGCTGTAGGCGTTTGTTTCTCTCGTAAATCCTCATCACGTGCGAGTTTTAATTCGCCCTCCGGACGATAGCAATATGAAGCTACTATGTCCTTTACGCCCTTAGTGTTTCCGAGAGCCTTTTCAACTTGTGCCGGAGTTTTTAAAGATTTGCTATATAAATCTTCCGGATCTATTCCCAGCTCGAGCGAAAGCATTGAGGTTATATTCTCTTCCGAATCATTCCATTTTCTATGGGTTTTATTACTCCGAACCAGCTTATAACCCTCAATAGTTCCGCCATTATCCAGAATACGCAAAGCATAAGCCTTTACATCTTTAATGTATTGCTCGAGCAAATCCGCATTATCTAAAAAGAGTTTAATCTCTTCCGGCGTAAGCGTTGAAGGGTGTTTTATAGCATTGTTTTCCGGTTTCTGTGCAAAATCTATTTTTGCTAGTTCATAGGTTTTATCGCGCATAGCCGGACATATTAACTTAGCATTACAGAATCGGCACCATTTACCGGTACGCGTAGCCGCATTAGGTTTTCTGGTTTCTTCGATATGCTCTTTTAAATCGCGTTTGAACTGTGCTATACATTCCGGAGTAGTTACCCAGCGTCTGACAGGACCTAGAGGGTGTTCTGCTCTCGGCTGTATAATAACAAGTTCAATGGATTTAAAACTCATAAGGCTTTTACCGGCTGCGCCAATAGCATAATACATCATCTGCTTATTTTCCTGTGCTTCAACCGGTATACCGGCGCCATATTTGAAGTCATAAACGATTAAAGTCTCGCCCAGAACATAAATAGACGCGTCATTTGTACCCCTTGCCTCAATATCAACGTCTTTAAGTTCAAAGCCCTTCTCGATATTTACCCAAAGAGTATTAATTTTTTCCTGCGTTTCTTTATCCCATGCCTTCCATGCTTCCGGATTCTGTCCTTCTAATTGCACGGATTTGCGTAAATTACACTCTATGCGCTTTGCGTCTTCCAGAATAGTATTAACGTATAGATTAGCAGCGTTTGCCATTTCTTCCGTTACTTTAAACTGAAAGTCATCAGCTTCATAGGTTTCACCAATACAAACGGTGGCGTCCCATTTAGCATTATAATGTACCTTATTTTTCAGTACATGCTCACATAAAGCATGGGCGGCTGTCCCCTCTGCGGCATATTTTGACGGCTCTGCCGGAGGGAGTTTTGCGATTAACGCATTACTCCCCGGACAATTCCACCAACGCTCGCAGGACGAAGCGCCTACAGAACTATGCTGAATTACTGTCTCTGCCATTATGCCACCTTTAAATCATTAATAACTGCCGCATAATGTTCCGGTTTAACCTCTGGTACAAGAGTGTAACCGTATTTTGTTAAAACCGCTTTAGCCTGTTGCACACCTGTTGCTTGATCCGGTGCGGCTTTTATAAATGCTGTAAAGGCTGTTCTTACATCATCTAACGTTAATTCAACTTTAGTTTCAGCCGGTGTATCTACTCCTAACAGGTCATCAACGGAATTGTCTGCCGCCGGAACAGGTGTAGTGTCTTCTACAACTTCTGCTACCGCTACCGGTTCAACTGGTTCGACCGGTGCCGGTTCAGTCGGTTCCGCTTTTTTCTTTGAGCTTTTTTTCTTAGGTGCTTCTTGTGTAGGTCCACTACAAGTATTACATGCTAGTTCTGTATTTTCTGCAATACCTACCATTTTTTCAAGTGCATTTGCGATTCTTTCGAGTGAGTTTTCAATTGTCATGGTTTTCTTCTCCTTTTCTTTACTTGTATTCGACAATATTCGGGTAATCACTTTACCCTTCCTTATAACTGTTTGTAACATTTCATCTTCTAAGGTTTCCGGTACAACAAGGTAATGCGCAACTACAGGGTTAATCTGTCCTATACGCCTTACCCTGTCTCTTGCTTGATCCATGTTACCCGGCACCCAGTCAATTTCAGCAAAAACAATGTCACTTGCCGCCTTTTGCAGACCGTCAACCCCAAATCCAGCCGCCGTAAATTGTCCGATAAAAATTCTACTGTTTTTATCTCTGATAAATAGATCAACTTCCATTTGTTTACCCTTAGCGGTCATGCCGCCGAGGATAGCACGGACACCATAGCCGGCCAAACGCCTGCGTAATTCATTTATAACATCTCTATGATAAGCAAAAATAACTATTTTTTCTTGCGTTTGCAAAAGGTTTTGTGCATATTCAATCACCTGCGGTATTTTTGCTATTCCTAACTGTCTGCGGATTGTAGCTTGAACCCCCAGACCTTCATTATCGTTATACTCATTTATGTCTTCTTGCAGTTCGCTTTCTTCATTTAATACTTTTTGTATTTCTTCCGTTAATTCTAACTCAATATTTTTTTCAATTAACGGTGGTAATTCCGGTAAAACTTCTTCCTTTGTACGTCTTAGCATAAAGGGCTTAATACGTTCCGCTAACTCTTCTACATTGGACGCCCCACGGTCATATAAGCTGCCATAGCTATCTATGTAACCGCCGCAATATCTTACCGCATAGCTTTCATAATCTGTATATGGTTCTATGCACTCCGGTGCAAGAGTTTTAAGCATAATATAAAAATCTTTAGGCCGATTCCGGATCGGTGTGCCTGTTAAGCAATAAACACGATCAGCGCTTCTGATAAGTCCGGAATTAGAAAAAACCTTTTTTGTGCGCTGTGCTTCTTTATTTGAGAGATTATGCGCCTCATCAAGTACAATAACATCAAAATGTAAACTTCTTAGCTGTGAATGTATTTCATTATGAATTATCAAATCATAATTACAGATAATTACATTTATATCTTTTTCAACTTTATCCTTTATTTTATAGATAATCTGATACTTATAATCGCCTGTAACCCACTCTTTTAATTCCCGTTCCCAGTTAATTTTTAATGTAGATAGGGTTAATACTAAAACACGTTTAGGGGCGAGTTTGTTAATAACTGCCGCTGCTTGTACGGTTTTACCTAGCCCCATATCATCTGCTAATAGTGCGGTTTGTCGGTTTAGCATGAAATCTCTGCCGATTTCTTGAAAGTGTTTAAGTTGTTTCATCTGTTCCATACCTTTTATCTGTATAAGTACCGGTTTTCCGTTGATTTTTTAACGAGGTCCCTTTAAAACCGGCAAAACATTGTATCCTCTCCTTTTGGTGCGGAGGAGCCACGCACTCAATGCTATTCAAGCCCTAGAGCTTTTAAACTTATTACTTCTTTTTTCCTGTATCCGTTTGTAGTTTTATTGAGTTTTTTATGATGAAATTTTCCTTTTTCCCAGTCGAGTTCCTTAACCATAATGTGAGCAACTCTGTTAAGTTCACGGTTAGACATTCTGCTGACAGGGATTCCGATACATTCTTCTAATATCTCTCTGCCTGTTATTACCGTTCGTTCTTTTCCGAACTCGTCCGGACGTAATAACCATTCCCGAATAGGCTCAATCCATGGATCTCTCTGTCTTCTTTTTTCTGTTTCTTCATTAGCCATACGTATTAATTCGCCTTCCAAATATAACTTTTCGCCTTTAAAGTATCTTATTACTGCTTCTGCTAACAGTTGATTTCTTACCTCTCTTAATCCCTCAAAATCAACCTTATGACATACTACCGGCCAAAAACGCCTGTTACCTGTAACATCTTTTAAGTATCCGCTGCCCTCTTCCGGATTAATAGTTCCGATAAAAATGCTTTGTCTCGGATAATCTTCTGCGTTTCTGCGATATGCAAGCCTTACACGGTCTGTAGTACGCGATAGAAATGATTTTAACTTATCAGTTTCAACCTTACGGCTGCATACCATTTCTGATACTTCAATAATCCAATTGCCGCGCATAGCGTCAATAGTATCCTTGTCACTATCGGTAATCCCTATATCGCCGTACCATTCGCCGCCTAAGATACTTATTAGCGTACTTTTACCGATACCCTGTTCCCCTTCAAGAACAAGCATTGTATCAAACTTTATTCCCGGATTAAATACACGTGCTACCGCACCTATTAAGGTTTTACAGCCGACAGCACGGGTATACGCATTATCATCTACACCGGCATAATCAGTAAGCCATGTATCTAACCTATTAACGCCGTCCCATTCAAGAGTTTTTAAAAAGTCCCTTACAGGGTGATAACGGAATTTTTCAGCAGCGATAATAGCCGCCTCTTGACATAATTGAGTAGAAACATTAAAGAATCTTACACGACTTAGCCAGTATTTAAAATTTATTGCGTCTGAATCAGTCCATGCTCCAAGTCTCTTACCGTTATGCCATGGCGCCGGTCTTACAAAAGTTATATCATTCGTGAAATCATTGTATTTCAGAATACCTAAAAACGGATATTCCTTGCATAACAAATAGTTTACAGTGTTTCTGATTGTCGGCAATAATCTTTTTGTTTGCTCGTTATAATCCCATTTTAATTCGCTTTCATGCTCTCCTATAGTCTCCTCATCAAGGTCTCTAAATTGAGCAAAATCTTGCTCTGCGGTATGTTTTCCAACTTTATCCGCATTGTATCTATAGGCGTTATCAACCTTCTTTTTTAAGTCCTCTAGTTCCCAAACAGGAATGCAACGAGGGTTCCAGTGTTCCGCCATAAGTTCAAAGGTTTTTTGAGCAGTAAGCGCGAAATCTCTGCCCCTACAAGCGGTTTTGAATGTGCAAATGTCACCGCCTTCGCCTTCAATAGCTGCCGGCGCCCCTTGCAAGAATTTTATGTATCTTAAAATATTCTGGTCGCTGTCATCAAAAGCGGTATCGTTATTAGAGTTAAGGTCTATTTCTTCACGTTGAATAGCTTTTAACAAGGTTTCCGGAATAGGTGCCGGCTTAAACGGATAACGTTTTATCATGTATGGATTACCGGTCTCTGGGTGAATGCTTCCGGCCCCTACTACCTGCTGCCCATAAGATTTAAACTCAATCCCCGGATACTCTTTAAGAGCGTTTTTAATAGCAATATCGGCGGGTTTTTTGAAATAAATATGCACACCGCCACCGCCTGTAATAACAAGGAATGTCTTATCGAAAGAAAAGTGTAGATCCTTAGCTAGTTTAAGTAGTGTGTTACTATCGGTGGGGAACCGCCTCGGATCTACATCGACTACCAAATCATCATGACGTAATACTACGCCATAGTTCCCTTCTATCTCTTCTCCCGTTAAAAATGGATTATATTCAGTTTTTACCCAGTCTTTGCGTAAAGGTATTTTTCCATTGAGCGGCGTAAGTGTATAGCCTGCGTCAACATAACCCTGTACAAGACTGTTTCTGTCATACTGTTTGCTGCTCATTTACACGTCCTGCATACATATTAGCTATAATAGCCGCTTTTTCCACTTCTTCCGGATTAAAATACCAATTATCATCAATCCATTTTACAGCCGGTATTTTACCCTTTCTTGCGTAGTGGCTCCACATGGCTTGACTATCGCCGTATTTCTCTTCCATTTCTTTAGAAGTGTAATGCATGACGCCGTTAATCAATCTCGACATCTCTCAACCTCCGAAAACTATTAAAAATATGTGTTCGACAATTAAGTCATATTGACTTATATTAACTATTATCTACAATAATTTAAATGTGTCAAGTAGTTATTAAAAATTAATAAGAATACATATACAAAATACCGTTTTTCGTGATAAAACCGTTATAAAGAGTAGGGTAAATCCGTGATACCCCTTCTGTCTCAACAACTCCGGTAATTGCATTATAATTTGCTTTTAATCCTTGACTATTAAGATAATTAGCCCACTCTTGTTTTGATTGCACCTGTTTTGCTTGTGCTTCACGTAGCTTATAAAAAGATTCTTCCTCTTTTTGAGCCTTACAAGCTGCTATCTGTTCAGGAGTTAGTTTTTTAACCTCTTTACCCGCAATCAACGCTTGAATATTATCCGATTGCGTAGGGCATTCCAAAGCAAATGCCGGCATAGATAGAAAAATAATTACGATAAAAATTTTTGCGAATTTCATATTTATATTATACCCCATTTTTAAAATTTTTAAACCCTCTCTTCTTTAATAAAAGACAGCTTAATTGCGTACTTATACTAGCGGCGAGCCGTTCAACGATAATATTAAATCCAGCTCTTGCGCACCTATATTCCATAAAAGTCATGCAATGATAGTATGTACAGCTATAATACTCACCACGAAAAATAAAAGTAGCGCAAACGGTTTTCCTTTTTAAGTATTTAAATGTTACCTTTATATTATAGCTAAGGAATTCTGCTCTTAATATGTCCCTAACTAAACGATACATTTTTTTAATTTCTGTGCATTCTTTTCTCATAGTTAATATAAGCCCTCCAAATTTATACCGGACAGAATATGTGCTATAACATCAACAGTCCAGCCGTTTCCTAACATCTTATATCTCTGCGTATTGCTTACCCCTTCCGTGTAACCGTCCGGTACAGTTTGTAAGCGTTCGCATTCAAGGGGTGTAAGTTTGCGCCAAACTGTATCGGAAACAGCGATTTTAGGTTCCGTATTCCCCCCCCACATGCGCATAAAGAAGGTGCTTTAAAATCAATAGAATATACACGCTTGCATTGTTCTATAGTATTAAGATTACAGGTTTTACCAATAACCAATGTACTACCCCTATTTATATCGCGCATGGTCTTTTTATAATAATTTTTAGTTAAACAACACGCTTTTTCTGTAATAGCTAAACCGTTTTCAAGAATATCGCGTAATACAATACCTTTTTCACGCGGCTGGGTAGTCCAGATATTAGTCCAGTAATAACGTTTACGCTGTTGAGCTGACAATAATGCAGAATTTATCATAATCGGTTCAATGCCTAAAACACTACTTATGGTATCCCTATCCTCATTACGCATACTGGCAACATTTTCAAGCAAAAAATATTTAGGTTTCACCTTTTCGAGAATCTCAACAAACCGCCAAAACAAACCGCTTCTCTCTCCTTCTAAACCTTTACGGTTATGTTTTGCTATAGATAAGTCTTGACACGGGCTTCCGCCCATTACTAAGTCTATACTTTCCCATGAAAAGCCTTCAATAAATTCCCAAAACTGAAAATTATTAATATCACCCAGATTAATAGCTTTAGGATAGTTTTTATCCGCTATTTTTATAGCGTACTTATCAATCTCACTTGCAAAATACTTATCGTATCCAATACCCGCCCTCTCCAGTGCGATAGCGCCGCACCTCATACCGTCAAAAAGGCTTAAAACATTTCTAATCTTCACTCTTACAAACCTCCGAATCGTATCTCTTCTTAATAAAATACAAACGTGCTAAGGCATTCCATGCAACATGTGCCGCATGGTATAATCCGCTCTCCAGATCTATGGCGCGGTCTTGTTCTGCTAATAAATGACGCATTAAGGCATTAGAGTATCTCTCTTCTCCTCCGAGAACATAACGCCAATTACCTTTAGAATACTTATCAGCACCGAACGCCCATACTTTAGCAACTTCTTCGAGCGGTTCGGCAAAATCTTGAATCATCTCACACATTCTGGGTTTACCCTTATCGTATTTTATACCTTCAACCGGTGTCATTGGCCCTGTTTCTGTTTCTGGCTCTGATTCCAGTTCAAAGTTATAGAGTTCAACATGGGGTAATAGGTACTTCGGAAAAGTTCTTACAAAATATTGCACAATATCATCAATATCATCAATAATGTCTCCCCGAAAAGTATATCTCATAGTCCCTTTATTACTTAATGATACTTCGATTGAAGTGCAACCGAATGTTGTATTAAGGTCTATTCGTACTGATACTTCGCCAAAATAAAGTCTTAATCTCTCACAAAGTCTTTTAACAAAATCCTCATTTACTCTGTCCATTTTTCTTACCCTCCTATAAATGCTCTTGTACTAAACCAGTTATAATAATTCCAGCTATATTGAATCTCCATAACTCTTTTAGAAAATATAGCTATCATGATTTTCTGACTGGGTTTCGGTGTCTCGTTCTCTTGTCCCGGAATAACAAAACCTATCTTGCCGGGAAGAAAAGCAAAAAGACAATGCGGGTTTTTGATTATTAGTTCTTGGTAATAATTAGTCTCCAGCCTATCAGCCGGTAAAACCATATAAACTTCTTCCGCATTCCCTTCTTGTATCTCTTTGTACGCCTTGCGTAACCAGTTGCGCGTATACTTAAAAGGCGGATTAAGAAAACACTTACCTCGCCAGCTTATCGTTAATCCGTCATAAATACCATTGAACGCATGAAAGTCCGCCGGAATATTAGCTTCGCTACAACATACGTCCATACTAAAAAATGCCGTCTGTGCAATATTGAGTAAACTATCGACAATCCATGACGGTGTCATATAGTCATCACGCACAGAATCATAAGCCTTTTGTGCCATAATGCCTCCTCGTTATATTTTGTGTTCGACAATCTTATTATACCATAGGGAGGGGGTAGAAAAAGCGCCTTAACCAATTTAAAAAATCGTTCAAGGCGCCATCTCTCCGCTATCGGTATTTTAGTGAGGAAATCTTATATAACATCTTCCAGTGGTTGTATATAATACCTGTATAGGTTCTCAAAATCCTCTTTTGTAAAGTCCCCATTAAATAAATCTATATTGCGTTGTATCTCGTTGGCTTTATCTAATAGATTATTTATTGCGCTATCTTTTTTACTCTCAACCTCTGCGAAAACTTCCGCATAGATTACAAGCTTACGCGGCATTATATGCCTATATTTAAGAACTTTATAAGCAAATGAGGGGTTATCCTCTATACAGTCCATTAACTCAACTAATAAGCTATTGTTATTATTGTAACCGTTTTCAAAAAGGTTTTCAAAAATTTTTCTATTTTCTGAATATGTTTCAATCGCTTCTAATTCAATTAAATTTCTAGCCGTTTTTAAAGCTTGTGTTTGCTTTTTTGTCATATCTATACACATTATAATATTTCCTCCTGTATAGCGATAATGATATTTGTATAATCATTATGTAACTTATCGTATGCATGCCACTGAAAGCCTATAATAGCTAGTAATGCAATAATTAAAATATTTTTCATGTTTTCCTCACTTTCGTTTTTTGTGTTCGACTTAATTAACAAAATATTTTTTCTAATATATCGTAAACGGTCCAGCCGTTATACATTACGATTTCAAGTATTTTAACGGGTATAAATTCAATAAACATATAGCCCCCATTAACAATATTCTTTAAAACTATCTACTATAAAATCATGTTCGCAGCAATCGCAATGCAACTGATAACTAGCGCCATTTTGTAACGCCTCATGTACGTCATTAAATTCGTTACACTCATCTAAAATCTGGTATTCAGCGCCACAATAGGGGCAATTAAAAGAGTATGTTTGCTGGATACATAACGCGCCACGCCCTGCAATTTTTAATTCTGGATTGTCTTCCCTCTCATAGCAATTAAAAAATTGTAAAGCGCAATTCTTGCATGGGTACTCTTCCCCATTTGTGTTTTTGTGCTTACAAGTGTTACATCTTGCCGTTTTCATTGTTTACCTCACTTTCATTTTTTCTTATACCGGACGGGGCTGGGAAACTTGCCCCGTTTCGTCTTAATTCTCAAAGACTCATCAGCGGTATTTATAGATAACTTGCTTTTATTGGTGTTTGTACTCCAATCCTCTTAAATCTTTTTCAAGTAATTTAATTGTAGAATTTACTTTGTCTTCAAAACGTTTAAACAATTTAGGATTAGAGAATTTAATAATCAAACGCCCATTATTATACAAAGTAACTTTACAACCATTAAATATAAATGTTTTATTATCCTTTAAGACATTATACATTTTATGTCTTTGTTCTTTCGTTATTGCTTCCGGATTATCAAGTAAATAGATACAATTAAGAATTAAAAGCAATCTTTTTTCCCAGCTTTTTGTCTCTTCATAGATATTATTCTGTATGATATAGCGCTCTTTTTCATTATAGCGGGACTTATTAAGGACGTCTCTATAAAAAGCGCTATAATAAAATACTTCTGGAGTAATTGCATTAATCTTTTTGGCGTGTTCTTTTACGCTTAATTCGTCCATTTTATTAAACCTTAGCGGTAAATACCACGCCAATTCATTTTCTTTTAAAATATTGGTTAACGCTTCATGTGCATAATAATCTAAGCTACTAAAATCTAATACTCCTGGAATTACAGTATAGAAAACATTTTCATATTTTTCTTGTCCGTATTCGTATGAGTCAACCAGTGCATGAAGCTTTTTTAACAGCTTTAAAGATTCAGAATATTTGCTTAATATTTTATTAGTTTCATTTTCAAACATTTTTTACCTCACTTTCAAAGGGTTATAGCCGCTTAGGCTATAACCTCATACTTTTTAGACCATAAATCAAGTGTTTTTTGTACCGGTTCTTTTTTAGCTGTAATCGCTTTTACTGTTTCAATAGCTGTTACATCATCTAAGCCCCTAACCTGTTCTTTATTAAATACGGTATAACCTTTGTAATAGATTTTTTCTTTTACTGGTTCATCTGTTTCGGTTTCATCATCTTTTTTAGATTTTGCAATAATAGCAAGAGTGATATAAGTACCGTGTTCGCCCTTTTTAACGGAGTTTTTAGCCGTTTTATACTGCGCAAATGTAGACCATTCATTAGATTGATAGTTATTTTGTAACTTTTCAATTTCTAATGTCCAGATATTCCAGCCGCTAAAATTATGCTTTGTTAAAGGGTTGCGGTGATTTGCTGGTCTTAAACCATGCTGCCAATATAAAGCGAATAGCGCACCTTCCGGAAAAGCATGTTTTAATGCTTCTTTTAATAACTCTTTTTTCAAATTGATTGTTTCGGCTGTTTCGTTTAAATCGGTTTCAGCATAATTTGAAGAAGTTTTAAACCCTTTATCAATTCTTTTCACTGCTTTTTCAAGTTGGTTGTGTACTTCTTTTAAAATTTCGTTGCCTTTTTCGCCGTAAATATCCGGGTGATACTTTTTAACTAACTCTTTGTAAGTCGCTTTAAGCTCTTCGGACGTTTTGCATTTTTCAAAATAGTTTGTCATGTTTTCCTCACTTTCTTTTTTTGTGTTCGACTACTCGTTTATTTCATTTTTGAAATATTGTATTTGTTTAATTTCCGGATTTGATTTTAAGTTATCAATAGTTCTTTGTATTAATTCCGGCATTAAATAAATTTTATCGCCGTTTTCGGTTATAACCCTAATCTCAAACCGGTTACAGTGTTTAAATAATTTTTTTTAGTGTAATTTGTTTTTTCATGTTGCTTACCTTTTATATTAACATTCTAAACGATAACATTAAGATTGTCAAGGGTATTATTTAATATTAATGTTACAATTCTTAATATTTATATTGACATTCTTAATAATACCGTTTAATATATAATTGTAATACTCTATAAATGAAAGTGAGGTAATATGACTAAACCGACTACAGACAAAGACGCTGCAAAAGCTATTGAAAATCAAATTCGCGGATATATTGCCGCGTCCGGATTAACCGCGACATCATTGGCGGATTTAATAACTGAAAAATGCAACAGACCTGAAAGCGTGCAAAGTTTATCTCAAAAACTTAAACGCGGTTCAATCAAATATTCAGAGGTGCTGGAAATTGCTGAAATACTTAATTATAGTATTGAATGGCGCAAAAAAGGGGTATAAATACCCCTTTTTCACTATTTAAGAAAGTGAGCGATTATAAATATTTAATTATCAAAGTACAAAGAAAAAGCCCGCATTTTATGTTTTTGCGGGCTTTTCATTCACATTTTTACTAAGTTAATCAGCGTTAATATAAATTAATAAGCGTTGATTTTTTTATTTTTATAGTTTAAAATGTGAATAACCACGAAAACGTTGGCGCATGTTTGTCATGCCTTTTCGTTTTTGTGTTCGACAATTATTAAATGCAAAAAGCGCGTTAATAGTTAGCATTCGCCGGAGTTCATTCCGTTTCATATTTACTAACTATTAACGCGCTTTTTTGTTTGCTATATTCTAAACGATAGCCGGATTTTATACCGATTGCGCCAAAAGTTTAGAATGCGTTTAATAATTTTGCTTTAATTCTAATAAAAAATGATTAATATGTCAATAGGTTTATTAAATTATATTAATGCTGATATAGACTAATAAAAGCATATTTCAAACGGTTTTTAACCTTACCTTCTTACATCTGGTTTTTATGTAAGGCTGTAAGGTAAGGCTTATATTAAAATTATATTAAGATAGGTAAGGCGTAAGCCTTTGAAAATCTTTTAATTTTTTATGTTTTTTATGTAAGATAGGTAATATTAATGTAAGTTATATGTAAGGCGTGAAAATCAATAATAATAATATTTTTAATATTAACCTTACATATCTTACATGTAAAAATATAATATTAAATATTATAAATATGGGGTTTTTAGCGCATAAGGCTATAAGCTCAAAAAAACTTTTGTTCATTTTAGAGGTAAGATAGGTAAGGTATTTTTTATGTGATTAAATTTTATAACTTTTTGAAATTTTCACGCACTGAACTTTGAAAAATTTATAAATGCTTTTATTAACTTTTTAATTTTTTGCCTCGATTTACACAAATTTTGAAAAGTCTATTTTGATATATCTTTTGTATATACTATTTTGTTTTAAATTTTGATGATTTTATGGACTTTGAAATTTTATATTTCATACAAACCGATTTAAGAGCCCTAAAAAGATTAATTATATAATTTTTTATCCCTTATTCGCTTTTTACATAATTTTTATTATCAGTATATAGCGAAGCGATAGAAAAAAGAGCCTGAAACGCTGTCATAGCTTGAAATTGTATTAAGCATATTATGTTATATATTCATGTCCTAATATGCTTAAAACTCAATAGGCATAATGGTTTAAAACTTATAAAACTATTAGCCTACATTTTAAAATGCCGCGAGCATGATATTTTGCTATTAAAAAATGCAAAGCCTTTAGGGGAGCCCCCTTGTTTTTGACCCCTATGCGACCCCGAGGCCGGCACCCTCTCTGACGGGGGAGGACCCCTCTGTTTATTTAATAGCCCTCAAATTTTCAGACTTTATAGGTTAGGAATCCTACAAAAAATTTTCCGAAAATAAAATTTTTACGAACCTTTACGCATATTAACGGAACTCAATCAAATTTTACAAAACATTGAGAAATTAAGCGATATAAGCTTATAATGTAAGTAAAATAATTGTCGAATGCAAAAATGTAAAAATGTTAAAAGGGAATTTAGGGAGCAAGCCTCTTAATAATGCTCAAATCGCTCTCTTTTTTTAAAAGGAGATCTCTATGGCAAACAAAGCTAAAAACAAAACACAGGCCGCAAAAACTGAAACAACTTCAAAAGGTGTAAAGTTTTCTTTTGCAGGCGAGTATTACACAGGTTCAAAAACGGAAGGCGCACAAATAAAGCAATATGCTATTGATATTGTATTCCCGGAATACACGCCTAAAGCTTTATCTTTATTTAAAACCGGATTGAAAATCCCTAATAGTGCCATACGCAAATTAATGATTGCTAAATATCCGGATTTCAGAACTGTTAGGACGCATACTATAACTGGCGTAACAGATTTATCTGGTAAGACAAGAAACACTAACAATGTGTCTGTTATGTCTATGGAACAACTTGAAAGTTATATCGAGGATAATGATTTAGGTATTGATCCTAATATCTATGAAGGGGATATAACTCGTTTACGTGAAGCGATTATCCTAGCTGAAAAAGATCCGGAAGCCTTTGAAGAAGCTTACAAGGCAGATGTTGAAACGTATAATTTCAATAAGCAGTTATCTGACTTAAACGAAACCGAAACAGAGAACACCGAAAAGGCAGAAGAAACCGAAGCTGATAATAGCAAAAAAGATCCTAACATTGATGACCTTTTAGGCGATATGGGAGAAGAAACCGAAACAGATGAGGGATAGTTTTCCGATAGCTAAAAAAACTATGATCCAATGGGTTAATGGTGTTCCGGAACCGACTTACGGAAACATTAACCCTTCATCTATAAAACAACTTGCTACTACTGCGTTATCGTTACCTTATGAGGGGGATTATAACGAAGAGTTAGGAATAAATGTGATAGATCCGCGATTTGAGGGAATGTCTAACGCAGAAGTAATGTGGGTAAGAATGGCGGAAAAGGCAGCCGCAGGAGATATAGACGCAGCGAAAACAATTCTTGATAGAGTTTTAGGAAAACCGAAACAAAGTGTTGAGACAACTACAATGACGCTGACTTATCCGGAATTTTTAGAACACCTTGCAAGACAAGAGGAAAAAGCAAAAAATGGAAACGCTTAGTAATGCAGCCTTACAAGTTCATAAACGATTAACGGAAGATTTTCCGTATTTTGCTAAACACTGTTTACGTATTCTTGACAAGGCGGGTAATCTGGTTCCATTTGAGTTAAATAGGGCGCAAAGGTATATTAATGAAAGAGCAGAAGATCAATTAAGACGGACCGGACGTGTAAGGCTTATTATCCCGAAAGCTAGACAAGGCGGAGTTAGTACGTATGTTGCCGGCAGGTTTTATCATAAAAACAACAGGCTAAATAACCGCTTGACATTTATCCTGTCGCACCAAGCAAAAACTACGGATAAGCTCTTTGATATGGCTGAACGGTATCATTTTAACTGTCCGGATACGTTGAAGCCGAAGGCGATAGTTGATAACTCCAGACAGTTAGTTTTAGAAAACGGCAGTGAGTATGCTGTAGGAACGGCAGGCAGCGGTGATGTAGGGCGAGGCTTTACCGCTCATCAATTGCATTTATCAGAAGCTGCATTTTATGAAAAAACGGACGAAATTGATACAGGGTTATTACAGGCGGTTTCAGATGAGCCGGGAACGGAGGTATTTGTTGAATCTACCGGAAACGGTGTTGGTAATTGGTTCTATCGTACATGTATGGACGCGCTTAAAGGAATTGGGGATTTTGAATGCGTATTTATTCCGTGGTTCTGGATGGAAGAATACAGACGCCCTGTTCCGGAAGATTTCGTTATTACACCGGAAGAGCAGGAATATAAAGAACTTTACGACCTTGATGATGAGCAGATATATTGGCGCCGAAAAAAGATTGAAAACCTAAAAAGTGAATGGAAGTTTAAGCAGGAGTATCCGGCTAACATAGATGAATGCTTCCAAACTTCCGGCGATCCGCTTATTAATGCTGAAAAGCTCATGCAAGCTAGGCATAATAAGATTCCAAGTAATCCGGATAGTCCGCTTATTATGGGTGTTGATCCCAAAGGTTCTGGTAAAGATGACGCCGGTATTGTTTTCCGTAAAGGTGATGTTATACCCGGTTACAAGCTATATAAAGGCGAAATGGATCCTATGCGTTTTGCGGGAATTTGTATGCACCTCATAGATACCATGGGTGTTGATATGATGTTTATAGATAACGGTTACGGCTATCAGATTGCAAGCCGCATGTGGGAAATGGGGTATAAAGACAAGGTTAGAACCGTTGACTTTTCTGAATCACCGATTGAAGATGATAAGTATTTAAACAAACGTGCCGAAATGGGCATGAACTATAAGTATTGGGTAGAGGAGGGCAATAAGTCTGTTCCCGATACTGATGAATTTTACACAGATACAATGTGCATTCCTAGAGAATTGGAAACCTCTAATAATAAGTTTAAGCTCGAATCCAAGGAAAAAATTAAGGAGGTTTACGGGCGTTCTCCGACACTCTTTGACGCTGCAATATTAACGTTTGCTTATCCGGTTAGAAAACAGAACGGAGATAGTAGAATACGTTTTAAAAAGGTAGATGAGGCACATAAGGCAAAAGGTCCTTTGAAAACGTTAAATAGGACAAGATATAAAAATCAAGATAAAGGTAAAAAGGAGGTATCAGTATGGGGATATTAGCTGCTATAGGTGGGGTTGTTGCCGGTGCTTTAGGTATTGGCGGTGCGGCCGGTGTTGGCACTGCTGCGGCTACCGCTATAGGCGCTGCAACAGTTGGGGTAGCCGGTGCGGCGGTAGGCGCCGGTGCTTATGCAATTGGTAATAGTTCCGGGCAATCAAAAGGGGCGCAAAAGGCGGCAAGTGCTTTAAGCTCTTCCAGCGGTAGCGCAAATAGCGTATCCGCAACGTCTGACGCAGCAGGTGAGACAGGAACAAACAAAACAAGATCACTAGCTATGTATAACACAGGTGCAAGCGGTGTTTTAGGTAATGCTACAGTAGGGCGCAGGGCTTTATTGGCTAGTTAATAATCAGGGGGTGATGTCGTGGCAAGTTCAAGAATTGACGCTATTTTACATAGATTTAAAACTTTAAAATCACGTAAACAGACGCTTATACCGTTATATGAACTTATAAGCGAATATGTCTATAATCGTAAGTATGACGGCTACGGCATACCTAATGCGGGGATTTTTGCAGATGAAGACATTTATGACAATACTGCACAACGTGCGAATGGCATTATGGCTAACGTTATGGTTAATAACATTTGGCCTAACGGTCCTAGGACTTTTTCTGTCGGGCGTACTTGGGATACACCGGACACAGAAGAAATAAAAAAGTATTTTGAATTTGTAAATCAACAGATGTATTCTGTAATGGATAATACCCGCGCAGGGCTTCAAACTGCATTTGATGAATATATGCTTGATCAAGGAGCTTATGGTATTAGCGGTGTTTATGTTGAAGAGAAAGAAACGGATCCGGTTGTACCTATTAGATATAAGTCTTGGGGGATTAAGGATATGCTTGTTGATGAAGGCCCGGACGGGTTAATCGATACTATTTTTTCTGAAAAAGAGATGTCTATTAGAAATGCAGTCCGTGTATACGGTTTAGAAAAATTGCCTTCGTTTGCAAGAGAACTCTATAAAAATGGGGAAGTTGAAAAGCCTTTAAAAATTCTTCATGTTATTGAACCGCGTTTAGAAAGAGATCCTAAGAAAAAAGGTGCTAAGGATATGCCTATAGCTTCTATCCATATAGAACTAAGTACACGTAAAATATTGAAAGAAAGCGGTTTAGAAGAAATGCCGGTGTTTGTCGGCAGATTTTCAAAAGTTCCCGGAGAGATTTACGGTCGTTCCCCTGCCATGGTTGCTATGGCGGATATTCTGGAAATTAATGCAGTAAGGGAAGCTATATCTATTGCGACTGAAAAACAATTAGATCCTCCGTTAGCCGTGTATGATGACGGTGCATTAGGGGGCGGAGATATTGACACTTCTGCTGGCGGTGTAACTGTTTTCTCTGTAACCGGTCGATTGAATACCGGAAAGCCAATTGAGCCTATATATACAGTGGGTGAGCTGCAAAGTTCATACACTCATATTGATACGTTGAAGGAAACTATTAATAATCATTTTTATCTTGATAGGCTACTTGACTTCAATAATGAAACGCGTATGACACTTGGCGAAGCACAGCTAAGAAATGCCCTCCGCGGTCAATCGCTCGGCGCTTTTTATGCAAGACAAGAGAATGAAGTTGTTACGCCAGTTATTGAAAGAACGTTTAATATACTATTGAAACGTGGCAGATTAGGCGTTGTATCGGGATCAGAAGAAGAAATCGAGTTAATATCAAGGGGTATTCAGCCGGTATACATTCCGGACGTTCTTGTACAAAAAATGTTAAACGGTGACGATATTTATGAGATTACGTATTTGTCACCTGCAAAACGTACAATGCAATCAGAAGAGTTACGCGGCATTATTGAAACTGCTAATTTTGCAGTTGGTGTGGCACCAGCTAATGCAGAAATACTCGATAATATTGATTTTGATAAATTGATAAGCAGAGTAGCTAAATTAAGCGGTGCGCCAATGGAATTGATAAAAGACAGCGTAACTGTTAAGGGTATTAGAGACGCAAGAGCACAACAGCAACAGCAATTAATGCAATTAGAACAGGCAAGGCAACAGAGTGAAATAGGGCGTAATGTGGCCCAGATGAATGCTATGCAAGGTAAGGAGGCCGCTTAATGGCAAAAGAAAAAACGCAAGAGACTACGAAAGAAAACCAGTATAAAAAAGAATTACAGAAACTGCGAAATGCTTTTAACAATGTTGCTAAAACAAGTTCCGGAAAAGTGGTATTCAGATACTTAATGAAGGAATGCGGATTTAACGAGCCCGCTGTAGTTGCGAGTTGTGCAACAGGGGAGATAAACCCTTTAGGCTCAATTTATAACGAAGCACGTAGAGATGTATACATGAGGATACGAAAATTTTTAAGTAAAGAGAATATTATATCAATTGAATTTAAGGAGGACGAAGATGAGTAAAAAAAGATTATTTGGACCTTGTTATTTTGCGGAAGGCGCAGAAGGGGGAAGCGCCGAAGGTATTACCGCTATGGCTACCGGAAATGGTATAGGTACAGGGGGTGGCGCAGGCGGTGCCGAAGGTTCTAACAACGATAACAGCTTTAATTTTGATGATTTTAAAGCTACTTACGGTAAGGACTATGCTGATAAAGGCTTTATGCAAGAATTAGTATCTCCGGAAAAAATGTTTGAAAAGATAGATAATTTAGAAACTTTAGTCGGAAAAAAAGCTTTTATTCCGGGCGATAATGCTACTAAAGAGGATTGGGACGAATACCGAAATAGGATAGGGTTAAAAGATTCCAGTATTTATGAATTTGATAGTTCTAAGTTACCGGATAATCTTAAAAACGTTCACCCGGAAGGATTTGAAAATAAAATACGTGAAATCTTTTACGAAGCAGGTTTATCTAAAGAACAGGCTAAAATTATCAGCAGTAAATATGATGATTTAATGTTAGAAGCTAATAAATCAGCGTTAGAACAAATCGCGGCTAAACAAAAGGAATTACAGATAAGTGATGAAGAGTTTGAGACGTTAGCAACAGAAACATGGGGCAAAGACCGTGAAGCTGTTCAAAATGTGGCAAAAGTACTTATTAATAAATATACTCCGGAAAATTTAAAATCTCATGTAAATAATATGCCTAATAAAGATTTAATTATTATGGCTTCTGTGTTAAAGGGCGTTTCAGATGAGTATATCGCACAAGATGATTTGGAAGTTTTGCGTAAAGGATATTCTAACTCCGGAGACGGTTCCACAATAAGGGAACAGGCACAACAAGAATTAGCTAAATTGGCCAGCATGAGCCCGTTTGATCCGCAATATAAAATACAACAAGAAAAGGTACAATCTTTGTACGGACAATTAAATCATGTAAAATAACTGTATTGCTTGTATTAATGCAGATTTACGGAACTTTTTAAAATTTTACAAACAGTTGAATTTTTTAAAAAAAAATTAAATAATTATAGTAGCGGGTAGCCTTTTGGTCCGTTTGATGATAGTAATCTATCCGGTGCGTTTACGATAAAACGTAGGTTGCGTCCGTTGTACGGGTAGCGTTTACCGAATGTCGAACACAAAAAGTAAAAACGAGAGGTAATCAGAAATGACAAATACTATTGATAATGCTATGATTACGCAGTTTATGGATACCGTACACATTCAAGCGCAACAGTGTAAGGCACGTTTGAGACCTTATGTATCTGTAATTCCGCTTAAAGGTGATAATGCGGCTTATGACGGCGTAGGAACTGTAGAAGCTAGAGAAGTAAGCGGAAGAGTTCAGCCTGTTCAATTCACGAATATTGAACATTTGAGAAGAAAAATCGCACGTAGAAGATTTGAAGTCACTATCCCTGTTGATGAAGCAGATGTTAGAGGCATGATTCAAGATCCTCATAACGTATATGCGCGAGCAATTGTTATGGGTATTGAACGTAGATTCGATCGTTTATGTGTTGAGGCTATGTTCTCCAACGTGAAAACTGGGCGCGATTTTGAGACCGAAATAACCGCAGCCCAAGACGGTGTTATTGAAGTTGACGCGACTTCCGGTTTAACTTATGAAAAGTTATTGGAAGTTAAACAGAACTTTATTGACGCCGATGTAGGTAATGATATGCCGGAAAAATTCTTTATGGGTATTTCCGGAGATGAGCATACCGACTTGATGAACGAAACTAAATTAACTTCTGGAGATTACTCGCGTCAATACGTAATTGATAAAGGCGAGATTCAGAATGCTTTAGGTTTTGATCTTGTTAAATACGCCGGTAAAACTAAAAAGCCTATGTTAGCAGTGGATAGCTCTAACATTCGTTCTTGTTTCGCGGCTTCAACAAGAGGTATCGTAGTAGGTATCAGCTTGACACCTAAACTTAGTATTGATAAAAGAAACGACTATATTGAAACTAATCAGGTTCAAATGGTTGTTGAAATGGGTGCCGTTCGTACCGAAGGGTGCTTAATCCAGAAAATTAAGACCACAGCAACAGCCGCTTAATAGCGGTTGTTGTCTGCGTTTGGAGAAAGTTCAAATATAGGAGACCTAAAAATGGCAGTAGATAAATATGCAAATGAAGATATACAAAACGGAAAAATAGCGGATTCCGTTAATGTTACCGGAAATAAAGTTGTTACTATGATACAAAAAGTATCTATTGCGGCTGATGACGGTGCTAACTCTGTTTACAGACTGTTTCAAGTAGCTTCTAATATGATTCCGGTAAAAGTCGATATTGTTCATGAAGCTTTGGCAGCGTCTTCTTCCGCGTCTTCTTCGTATAACTTAGGTATATATGAACAAGGTGGCGAAGCTCTTGACGCTGACGCATTAGCTGCGGCTTTAGACCTTAAAACTGCTGCGACAATTGCAGCCCCTAAAAATGGGCTTGGAGCTTTAACTGTCGACACTATAGGTAAGAAGATCTATGAGTTAGCAGGGCATGACGTAGGTAATAAAGATACCGGTTATGATATTGCTCTTACCGCTGTTACACCTAGTGCAACAGCCGGAGATCTGGTAGTAATTGCTACTTTTGTTCAAGGCTAATTGCGCACATATATAAATAAAATGAATAAGCGCACAATTGTGCGCTTATTTTGTAAAAGAGGATAATATGGCAAGTTCACAAAACGATATTTGTAATAAGGCTCTGGATTTATTAGGACAGAGGGCTGATATAGGGAATATAGATACGCCTACAACTGAAAACGAACGTATATGCGCACGTTGGTATAATGACACTTTGGATTTTCTTTTAAGGCGGTACGTTTGGAATTTTGCTGTAACAAGGAAAGTAATTCCGAGAGATTTAAAAGGAACTCCGGAATTTGAGTATGAATCAGCGTATAAGTTACCCGATGATTTTGTTAGGCTATTAGAGATTAACGGAAAACCTATCACCAATAGTAAATACCCAGATTTTGCTGGGGGTTATATCCTCATGAACGGAACGGCTCCCAGCATAAAACTTAAATACATAAGAAGAGAGACAGATGTAAGAAAATATGACAGCGGATTTAAACAATTGTTCTCATTATATCTTGCCGTTAATATGGCCTATCGTTTCACTAATAAACAGACTGTTTTAGACAGGTTGCAAAAGTGGATTGAACTTGAAGAAGCTAAGGTTATTTCTATTGACGGACAAGAGAGACCGCCAGTAAGAATACAACGTTCACGTTATCGCAGGGCAAGACGTGGTTTTGGCGATTATTCATATGCGTATAGAACACGTCCAGCCGAATGGGCTAAAGACGAGGAGGATAATAATGCCTCTGGTTAATGAAGTTGTACGGAATTTTGTTGGCGGTGAGTTATGCCCTTCTGTATCTGCAAGGAGTGATATTAAGGTATACGCTAATGGCTGTGAACGGTTAGAGAATTTTTTACTAGAAACTACAGGACCTGTAAAATATCGTACCGGTACTGTGTTTGTAAACCCTACCCGTAGAAATGCTTTAGCAAGATTCATACCGTTTCAGTTTTCTGATTCTCAATCCTACCTAATTGAATGTACACCGGGATATTTTAGGTTTTATAAGGACAACGGTATTATAGTTGATTCCAGAGAAAAAACAATAACAGGGATAACAGCGGCGTCTCCGGCCGTTGTTACTTCCAATTCTCATGGTTTTGTTAATGACGAAATTGTTTATATTAGCGGTATAAAAGGTACCATTTCCGAGGTTATAACAGACGGATATTATAAAGTTAAATCCGTTCAAACAAATACCTTTGCTTTATACTCTCTTGATGATACCGCAATTGATACAACTGATAAGGAGTATAAATCTGACGGAAGTATAGAGAAAACGATAACCGGAATAACAGCAGCGTCTCCGGCTGTCGTTACGATTAAAAATCATGGTTTAAAAAACGAGGACGAGGTTTTCATTAATGATGTTGTTGGTATGGAGACGCTTAATAGCAAATCATTTATAGTTAAAAACGTTACTACCGATACCTTTGAACTGTATAATGATGAAGACGAAGCTATTGATACTACAAGCCTTTTATATATTTCAGGCGGACGTATTTCTAAGATAGTTGAAATAGAGACACCGTATAAAGATGTTGAGGGTTTAACTGATGAAGAGATTATGTCGTATCTACATAAAATCCAATACACTCAAAATACAGATACGGCGTATATCGTTCATAATCAATACGAGCCCCGTAAATTGACACGTTCTTCTCATACAGATTGGTCCTTTGCGGAATTTGAGAGGACAAGCGACTACATGACGGAAAAAGGAAAATACCCTAGCTCCGTAGCTTTTGACGGAGCCGGGCGTATTATATACGCAGGTTTTGAAAATGAGCCGGATTTAATCCTTATGAGCAGAGGCCCGGACGAGGAGGACGGTACACCCCGCTATGATGACTTTACTACAGGAACACTAGCAAATGACGCTATTAAGATGTATCTTGCTTCAATGAACGGTAAGAGTACCATTATTAAATGGTTAGCAGCTAATAACAGATATTTTATCGTAGGTACAGAGGGTGGGCTTTTAAGGATAGTAAGTTCGGACGGTTCAGATACTGCGTTTAGTGCGGAATCCGTACCAATGGCACGTCCGATTGATTCTTCCGGTTGCGCTAATATAAGACCTGTTCCTAAAGGGAATTTGCTTTTTTATTTGCAGAAAGAGGGCTTAATATTACGCGGTCTTGAATATGATCTTGTTTATGATTCCTATAAATCTGTCGACAAGAATTTAGTATCTGATAGGATTACTTCCGGTGGTTGCCGTGAGATTGTTTTCCAACAGGGACGTCCGGATATTTTCTGGATCCCTAAAAAGAACGGACAGTTAATAGGTTTAACATATCATGAAACCGAAGACGTTGCAGGTTGGCATAGAACCATTTTAGGTGGTTCCGGTAAAGTTATAAGCGCCGGAATAATGCCAAGAGCTAATAACTATGATCAACTATGGTTAGTTGTTGAAAGAGTTATAAACGGTAAAACTAAGAGATATGTAGAGTATGTATCTGATTATATTGAGTTCGTTACCGAAGAAGATTTTTACACAGATGAGCTAACGAAAAATGAGGACAAAGAACGGTATCAGAATGATTTATATGAAAGACAAAAATTAGAAAAGCACCTTGATTGCTGCATGAGTTATGACGGCAGTCAATTAGGGGTATCTTTAAATGCTACTATTACTATTCAAAAGATTTCAAGATCAGAAAATAACCTAGCTTATTTTAATTCGGGCGTGGATATATTTAATGATAATGATCTTGATAGGCAGATCTGGCGATTGCATAAAGATGGTATTGGTTCCGGCCGTGCGAAAATTGTTGAGTTTATTAACGCAAAGCAAGTAAAGTGCAAGATTTTAAAAGAGTTTGATATAGATACAATGGCACCGGGGATATGGACGCTTACAACGGCAAACATTAGCGGTTTAGAACATTTAGAAGGCGAGACCGTTTCAGTCGTTGCTGACGGGGCAGTACACCCGGATTGCGTTGTAGAAAATGGGGCTATTGAACTTAGGACGCAGGCCGATGTTATCCATATCGGTTATGGTTATCGTGGAATGATAAAAACAATGAATTTGAATGTAGGAGGAACTACAGGAAGCGCACAGAATAAAGCACGGAATGTGTATAAGGTTGTATTTGAGTTTTTAAATTCTTTGGGCGTAAAGTTTGGGACAGGTTTGTATAACTTAAATAAATTAGATTTTAGGGATATAGACAGTAAAACGAATAGACCTACAGCTTTATTCTCCGGCGAAAAATCGCAGGTTTATGATGACAAGACACAGAAAAGAAAACATGTCTATGTTGTACAAGATAGTCCTTTACCTTGTACTATTCAGGCACTCGATATTTATATGGAGGTTGTAGATGACTAAAGTTATTCCTTTTAAAATCGAACACGTTGAATGCATGGAGATCCGGGAATACGAAAGTATGACAACTATAAATCTTGAAAACTGGGGGTTTGCTTTAAAAAAATTCGAGCAAAGCAAGACATGCGGAACAATACTCCATGACGGAAGAATACTCGCTATTATGGGTTATTACGAATTATGGCCCGGCGTTTGTGAATTGTTTGTTTTGCCTTCAAAATATCTTCCGGAATATCCGATACAATTTGCTCGATGTGTTAAACGAACGCTTAACTCCGGCATTTTTAAAGAATATCATAGGATACAAATACATGCATTAGATGACGATTTGCATAATCGTTGGTTATCGTTTTTAAAGTTTAGTTTAGAGGGAATTCTCAAAAAGTATGATTCCAAAGGAAACGATTATAAAATCTGGGCGAGGTATAGTTAATGGCAACAGGAGCATTAGTAGCATTTACAGCACTTTCCGCAGGTGCGTCAATAGTTAAAGGGATACAAGCAAATTCCGCTTATTCCGATCAAGGTATTGCCCTAATGAAACAGGCGCAAATAGCGCAACAAGAGAGCGAATATGCAGCCTTGCAAAAACAAAGAGAAGTTGATAAAACGGCAGCACGGCAAGTAATGGCCATGGCGAAAAATGGAGTTGTTACAAGTGCCGGTTCTCCTCTTGAAATTCTGTACGAAACAATGACACTCGGACAACAAGAGGTTGACGCTATCCGTAGACAAGGAGCAGCACAAGCCGATTTATACAGGACAAATGCTAATACCGCATTTAATAATGGGCGTTCCTCTTTATTTGGCGGAGCAGCTGACGCATTAACTACAATAGGGACTACTATTACCGGCGGTGCAGCTAACGGTTTATGGGGTAGCGGTAGCAACGCTGCTGGTTCTTCCGCTAATGGTGTAGCTACAGGTTGGACGCCTAGTATTACCGGCAGCAGTTCTACTACCGCGTCCGGCTATTCGGGCACGTTACCAAGTATAGGAGGGTTGTAATGGCTAGAGTTCCAAGATATACGCAAGATAGATTAGCTTCATCATTAGTCGGCACGCCTAATTTAGATTTGTCAGGTTATAATCTTGCTAAAACTATTGAGGGGGATTCTCTCCAGCTTGCGCAATCTTTTAATCAATTAGCAGTAAAAAAGCAGAAAGAAATAGACGCCGCTAATGCGAAACTCCAAAATGTTAATGATACTTTAACCGCTTATGAAAAGTCGACCGCTCTTGAAACACAGATGTGGGAGATGATCGATAAAAATAAGAAAGAATGGATAAACGATCCTAAAAGCGGTTTAGAGATGATCCAGCGCGAAGGTTCTGCTATGATTCAACAGGGGTTAGCCGAATTTGACAATAACCCTTCTGTTAAAGAGAAAATGGCTGGGATATTAACAAACAGCTTGCGCGGCAAACTAAATGAAGTTAATTCATGGAGAGTAGCACAGGATACCGCCAATGCTAAAGTTAAGATCCAAAATACTTTTAACCAGCTTTATACGCAAGCTTCTGGAACAAGTGATTTTAATCGCGTGCAAAGCATGATAAATGCATTTGTTGATGACGGCACGCGAGAAATGGATTTTAACAATCTAATTAATTTTACTTACGGTGCTAAAGGTCCGGAAGAGATAGAAAACGTTAAAAGGGGTATTGCAGAAGCATATATCCTTGGAATGCTAGATAGAAAAGAATGTAACCAAGCTAAGGCTATGATTGAGAGCGGAAAGCTAGACGCATATATGGATCCGGAAACTAAGCATAAATATCTTAAAATGGCCGATAGTGTTATCAAGGCAGAAGAAAAGCAAGAGAGAATGGATAACATGTTTGAGATTTTTGATATAAAACAAAACGCCGCTATTCTTGCAAATCAAGGAAAATACAGTATTTCTCAATCTATCGCAGATAATAAACGCATTGTCGCACTTGGTGGTAAACCTACAACCTCATTGACAACACAAGGGGCAAGAAGCGAAAAAATACAAACACAGCAGGCGTATAAGGCAAACCGCTCGAAAGCATTAGAAGATATTACAAATACGCTAGGCGGTATGACTAAAAAGGGAAAATTAGATCCAGAATTAGAACTAAAAGACATTGTTGAATTTCAGAATAAAATAGAAGCTTACCGACCGTATTTAACGGATTCCGAGTATAAAACGTATATGACAAAAGTAAATGAACCGAAAGTTAAACGTATAAAGAAAATGGGTAAAAACATTTTCGGTATGCCTTACGGTGAAATGAGCGGCAGAGATACTTATAGCAGATCATATCTTGCTATTTATAACTTTGCGGAAAAAGCTTACGCAGGTAAAGATAATCGCTATAACGCTATTAATAACATGATTACCGATTTTGTTAGGTATGCGGACCAGTTAGAAAATAGGCAAGGTAAGGAGATGACACAGCAACAGGCGGCAAATTTATGCAACAAGGTCATTATGGATCAGAGAAGACGCTCAAATCCTGCACTTAATAACATTCCGGAAACAGGACAAATAATGCAGGATAAAAACGGAAGAAGAGTTAAAGTCTATCCAGACGGACGATATGAGCCATTAAATTAAGAGGGACTATGAACGAAGATATACAATTGGAAAATATGGACGTAAATATAGGGGAGCTAAGTGTTGCAAGTGAGCAGCTTCCGCCATTACCGCAGACGCAGCCGGAATATAATGAAGACGTTTATTACAATGCTTCTTCTCAAAATTCTACGGCGGAGTTCAACACGGATAACAGCGGTAATGTTCAAAATTATGATGATTCTATAGACTGGGGTAGTTTACAGCCTGTTGATGAGAGCGGATATACCACTCCGGATACTCCGGATTTTGAAAGTCTGACACCTTATGATGTTACTGCTAAACCGGCTTCTGTATGGGACGAAGCCGCCGTTAAAATGGATATGGGGAATCTTACTAATTATCGAGCAACTTTAGGGCGTGAGGTAATGAGCGGTAAAATAACGGTTGAAGAGGCACAAGCCCGCACATTTGGCAGGCACCAAGAGATTTTAAACAAATACGGTATTTCAGAAGTTCCGGAGTTTTCATTTGCTAAGTTTAGGTCTGATCCTTTAAGAACGGTTATAGGGGAAACCGCGCAGATGTTACCTTTTTATGGTAAAGGATTAGCGGAAGGCGCAAAATATGCAGCGGTATTAGGACCAGCCACAGCATGGGTAAGAGGGAAACAGGCACAAGTCGCCGGTGCGGTAGCCGGAACAGCAGTAGAGCCGGGCGGTGGTACTCTTGCCGGGGCTGCCGGTGGTAGAACTGTTGGTACAATAGGTGGGCTTATAGAAGGTATTTCAAACGGAATGCTTATCGGTACGTTTGTTACGTCTATGGACGTTGAAGGCTCTAACCTCTATCTTGATTTACGAGAAAAAGGTATTGAACATAAAACCGCTATGGTAGCAGGGTTATCTGGCGGATTGCTTGACGGTATTTTAGAAACGGCCAGCTTTGGGTTTATGACTGCCCCGATTAAAGGAGCAGCTAAAAAAGCGGCGGCTAAGATGTTATGGGACGGTATGAAAAAAAGTCCTGTTATGCAAAAAGCTTTTAAAAGCGCCGTCACTAAATGTGCTACAGAATACTTTAAGCGTGTTGGTATGGAAACCAGTACCGAAATGATACAAGACGTTGTAAACAATACAATGACGCTTCTCGCTGCGCAGGCTGATAGTGTTGATAGTGCTAAACCAACCGCCGAGGATTGGAAAAAAATTATAACGCAAACCGGACCGCAGACAGCCGCTGCCATGTTATTAATGGGTGCAGTCGGTACACCTTTTGATGTAATGAATGCAAATGTCGGCAGTGTTAAAAGTAACGGTGCCGGTGAGATAGGAACTACAGCCGAGATAGAACAAAACATTTCTAATCTTGCAGAAGGACAACAAGTTACTACAGGCGGATTTGTTTTAGAAGGGCAAATCTCTTATGATTCTGTTGCAGAAGGGGAATCGACTATTGCTGAATTAGAAGCAGAATTAGGAGAAAGTCAAAATAAAATAAATGACATGAACAAAGAAATTAGCCGTTTGGAGAAAAAAGGGAATTTAACAGAACAGGAAACGGCGGATTTAAACGCTTATAGAGATGAAGTCAAGTACGAAACAGACTATCAAAAATTAATTCGGGAAGAGATTGAAAGCACTTCATCTAAAATGTCTGAAACAGAAAACAGGCAATCACGTAAGCAAGAGCTTACCGAAAAAGGTAAAAAAGAAAAATTATCAGCGGAGGAGTTACAAGAGCTTAATGATATTTGGATAGAAGAAGAAAGAGCGAAGGGCGAGCAAGAAATTAATGAGCGCACGCAGAAAGCCCGTGAACGAGAGTTAAATAAAAATATAAGAGATTTGGACGCAGAGATAGAAAAATCTCAAAAAAAAGAGGATAGAGCGCGAGAAAATCGCAATAAAATCGAAAGTCAACAAGACGAAAATAATACGAAAATTTCTGAACTTGAAAAAGAAAACGCTGAAATCGAAGCAGCGTTAAAGGATACGGATATAGAGAGTGATGTTGCAGAAATGAAAACAACGCTTTCTAAAAATCGTGAACAGATTGCGGACCTAAAACGAAATAACGCAGCACTGGAAAAGCAAAGAATTAAGTATAACGCCGATATTGAAAATGCTATGAAAGAGGCGGACACTCTTGCAGAGCAGAGAAGCGCACTAAATGAAGAACGTGCGCAATTAAGCGAAGGTGTTATAAACGAAAACGGTAAGGTTGATATTACGGCCGGAGGATATAAAAACGCACAATTAAGTGCATTATCCTCTAAATTAAAGGCTATGCAAGCCGGAATAAAAAGAGGCGTTCGTATGACACGCAGAGAAATACGAGACATTCAAAACTCTGCCATTGGTTTAATCCGTAACTCATCAATGAGTGATAAGGATAAGACTAAATTCCTTACGACAATAAGGGATTTAAACAGTCGTGATAAGTTCAATAAAGCGTTACCGGAATTGATAAATAAAATATCCGAAATGGAGGACAGGCACAATAAACGGCAATTACTTAATTATATGGGTAAGCTGATTAAAAAAGCCGCACCAAAAAAAGGAGGGAAAAACCCGGTAGGTAAATATAACGCCGATATTCAATCCATTTTAGATGATATAACAGAAGCAAGTAAGCTTACGCAAGAGCAGGCGTTTGCAGAAATTGAACGTATTTTTGATAATGCAGGGGAGAACACTTTAACAGACGAACAAACCCAAAAAATTAGGATACTGTTTAATTATGGCGGTTTAAAGGATAAATCTGTTTCAGAGTTATTAAATAATGCACGAGCCTTACGAATGCTACTAGAAGACGGTAAGATAGCCGGACAATTCAGAGAAGCAGCTAAAAAAGCACATAAAGAACAGATTTTAAAAGAAGCTAAAGAATCTATCATAGGCGATACATTACCTACTGGAAATAGAAAATTGGATATTAAAAACGATATAAAACAGTTTTTTAGAACTGCCGGAGCTAACAGCGATAGCTGGGCAGGGCTTATGAATATTGCCAGTTTACATGATAAAAATAGACGTCTTGCAAAAATCCTTGATGTATTCCCAGCAAAAATGAAACGCATATCCGGAGAGATAACCCAGTTTGATAAATTTGCTAAAAGTGCTATGGAAGCGCTTAACTGTAAGAATACCAGAGATTTTAATACTAGGGTAAAAAGGGACACCGTTATTGAGGATATAGGGTATTATACAGACCAAAACGGCAATCAAGTGATGTTGCAAGCAAGTCGCGCGGAAGCACGTAAGTTATACATGGAGATGTTGGATCCAACGCTCGAAGATACTTTAAAAAATAAAAATTTATATACTTTTAAAAGTGATGTTGAGGGTGTTAATAATGGCGTGCAAGGTAACAGAGAACTGGATTTACTGTTTGGCGAAAACACAACAAGAGATCGTAAGTTTACTATTACTGATAAATCAACACAAGAATTGCTCGAAGAGTTTTTAACTGATGAAGACTTTGCACTAATAGATGTAGAGCTGCAATTTTATCGGGATTATCACAAACGTCTAAATGCTTTTTATAGAGAGAAATACGGTATAGACATGCCGTATAACGATTTTTATTCTCCTATTGCAAGGAAAACAGACGGCGGGGACAGGACAGGTGACTGGATAAACCAAAGTACATATCAAAAAAGCATGGTGCCTAGTAACTTTAGAAGCCGAAGGAATGCGGATAGACCGCTAGCATTTCTTAATGATATAGCCGTTATGCAAGAGCATATCGCTAACAGTGAGCATTTTATGGCTATGGATTCCTTCGTTACTGACGCAGATAACATATTTAAAAACTATGAAATCAGAGAGATCATAAAAGATAAATATGGCAGAAAATTCCTGCAATTAATAGATCAACAGCTTACGGATATTAAAAATGACGGCGTACAATCAACACGCCCAGAATTAGGTATAATATCTAAAATGCGTAACCTGTTTACGTCTGCGGCTTTAGGTGCTAAGGTAAAAATCTTTTTAACCCAGACTACAGCTATAGGAGTATTCGCTGACGCTATCCCTACAACTGATTTTGTAAAAGGCTTATCCGATTTTATTGCGCACCCTGTAAACGCTACAAAGATATTATCAGAATCGTATTTGCTAAAAGACAGGGCTAACTCCATAAACATGGAGATTAAGGATATTGTCAGATCGCAAGAGTATCAAGCAATTACACGATATAAAGATTTTAGACAGTATTTGTATTTCTTCACGCAAATGGGCGATAAATGGAGTATTATTGCCGGGGGTTGGACGGTGTACAAATCGGTTTACGATAAGACCGGCGATAGTAAGGCAGCTATGGAAGCCTTTGAACGCGCCGTTGATAGGTATCAGCAATCCGGACATGTAGACCAATTAAGTGCATGGCAGCGCGGAAATGCTTTACAAAAATGTTTTGTAATGTTCATGTCCGATCAGATGAAACAGATGAGGGCAGAAATTCATGCAGTGCGTGACGCAATAATTTTTAACGATAGGGAGCATATTGCGGCAGCGGCTAAGACTGTTGTAATCATGCATTTTATTTTACCGAATCTGGTTCAGTATATAGCTAATGGTTTTGCATGGGACGATGAAGACCAATTAAAGGCAACGATATTAGGACCATTTACTGCCACTGCTGTAGTCGGTCAGATTTTATCTGCCGGTGTAAGTCTCGCTATGAAAGCATGGGGTAATATGATTGATACAGATCGGTTCAAAGATATAGACGCTTTTGAGGGTTTAGATATGACTATCTTTGGACCGTTTAATAAATTAAAAGATCATATTAGTAAGCTATTAAATTCTGATGATATTACCGGTGAGGATTTAATGGAAACGTTGTTGAAAGTCGGTAGAGATACTATAGGGCCGTACACAGGATTACCGATTAAGTATGTAAGTGATGTCTTTATGAAAACACCAGAATACAGAGACGAAGGACAAGCGTTGAATATGATTAAGCTATGGCTAGGTATAAGCCCATATATTATAGAAAACAAAGGACAGGAGGATTAAAACGACATGGCTGTATGGAATGACGAAAACAAACTTTTAGTAGATTGCAGCGAAGTAAAGGACATACCTTTTGAGTTTAAGATTTTTAATGAAAAGGATTTGATTGTTTCCTTGATAAATCAAGAAACTTCGGAAGAAACACTATTAACGCTGCATACTGATTATGAAATTGAAATAAGCAGGATTGAGGACGGCGGAACATTAAAGCTCAATGAGGTTCACCCCGGATATAACTGTTATGCTTACAGAGAAATTCCGCTTATTCAACCGGAAGAAATCCCAACAGAAGGGAATTTTCCGGAAGAAACCATTGAGAATGCTTTTGATAGAGGCGTAATGATAAGTCAGCAGTTGCAGGAGCAAATAGACAGATGTTTAAAGATTCCGGGCTTTTCATCTATTTCGGAGATTAACTTTGAAGAGCCGCAAGACGGAAAAGCTTTAATATACGATATTGAGGGAAACACTGCTACTATCAAGAACTCTCAATATAATCCGGACGAGGTTGTTGAAGAATGTCAAGCACAAGTTGCTTTAGCAGAAGCACAGGCGGATAGATCCGAATTAAATGCAGAAGCCGCCGCGGCTATCACAGGACAATTCCCGGCGTCCGTAAGCCTTACAACTTGGGCGAGATTAAATAACGGCGAGATTTTTAACTTACCGTTTGACAGTGTAAAGGCTGATGTTAATAGATTTATTGAGTATGCAGATAAACGTAAACTTAAAATTTTGAAAAACACTTTTATCAGACTGGATATAACAACTGAAACAGATAGCGGCAGTACAAGTGAATCGCGTTTATTTTGTGTCTGGGAAGATCAAACGCTAAACGTAGAGGATTTGCTAGATACAGGAGAAACGCTTACAAACGGTAAGGATTATAGTATATTCTTAGTTCCTGATGATACAGCAACAAATGGCATAGGAATTAAGGTCTCTTTGAATAAAACAGCGCCTACAGGGTATAGCGCATTGAATACTAGACGTATAGGCGGATTCCATACGCTATGTGTTGATGCCGGAACAATCGAGGGCCACGATTTAAGCGGTTGGCTTGCCGGTGATATTTTACCTTTATCAGTATGGACGTTATGGCATAGACCTATTTGCAGCCCTTCCGGTATGCGTTATGTTCCGGAATTAGACGGCTGGAAAACTATTTACATGCAATCCGGAACGGGTACAAATACCGTTTTTGAATACGGTGCTACGCATACCAGATCACGTGATTACTGGGGGCATGAGTTTGATGTAGGCATGGTCGGAATGGAACTTATATCAAGTTTAGCATTTACCGTATCTGCACAAGGAGTTGAACCGTTAAAAGCTATTCAAGGAAAAGCGGAAAGTTATTGTTTAACTGCCGGTGGTCATGTTAATGAAAGCGGACGCCGTATATTATCAAACGGCGGTGATGAAGATGATGTCGGTGTATTATGGCAAGTAACAAGTCATATTGCGGCTACAGGCGGCTCAAACTGGGCGCAAGCCGGATCATTTAATGATACGAAAGCATATCAATATGGCTCTTGTATGCGTTTGCTGGTTGGCGGGGCTTGGCCTGACTCCGGCTACACTGGTCCTTCGTGTCGTACTGGTAATACCCCGGCTCTGGATCTGACCGCGAGTGTCGGCGCGCGCGGGTGGTGCCGTCCTTTACGGAGTAAACAATAAATAAGGTTATAAAGAGGACAAGTACGACTTATGATGAAATTACAGGGTATAGGTCTATTCGGGCGTTTGATAGTTGGCGGGAATTGGAATAACTCCGGCTACACTGGTCCTTCGTGTCGTAATGGTAATAACCCGGCTCTGAATCTGAACACGAATGTCGGCGCGCGCAGGTGGATACGTAATTGCGGCTAGTAAGCCGCTGGACGGCTGGACCTATATCCTTTCCGTATTCGCAGGATATGGAAGAATACACAACAGGAAAGCCCTTTGTTAGTAGGGCTGCCGAAAGTAAGGGGCTTTTCGCTTTTATGGTAAGAAGACACGGGAATTTGTACGAAAAATTTATAACATTGGATAATTTTATATGCGCTTTTCATAAAGCTAAAAAAGGAAGAAGAGATAATAAATATGTGCGCAAAATTCTTGGAACACAACGCAAAAATGAGACCAGAAAAGAGTATGAAAAACGCAGGGAAAAACGGATAAAAAGATTTATGCAACATTTGATATACATAGTTGATAGCGGAAAATTTACTACAAGTGAATACAAGACAAGGGATATAAAAGATCCTAAGCCGAGAACGCTTTATATTCTACCGCTATATCCGGATAGGATAGTACAACATGCGTTAGTCAATGTTCTAAAACCTATATGGGATAAATTATTTATTTATAATAGTTACGCTTGCCGAGAAGGTAAAGGCCAACATAAATGTTCCAAAAAAATTTCGGAATATGTAAAACGTTATAAATACTGCGCCCAGACAGACGTATCAAAATTTTATCCAAGTATACCTCATAATGAACTTTATGCCGTAATACAAAGAAAAATAAAAGATAAAAAGATATTAGCGTTATTAAAGGATATAGTATACTCCATAGAAGGCGAAACCAATACTCCTATAGGTAACTTATTAAGTCAGCATTTAGGTAATCTTTATCTTAATGAAGCGGATCAATTTGAGGCGCACGTTCTAAAGCTTAAAGCGATTGGTCGATATATGGACGATAAGTCACATTTTAGTAACAATCTTCCGGAATTAAAGGAAAAAATCGAACAGTTTGAAACTTTCCTATTGGAAAATTTAAAACTCAAATTAAGCAAAAAGAAATTTTTACGCTGTGATAACGGTGTCCCATTCATAGGTTATAGGCATTTTCCGGGTTACGTTTTGCTTAAAAAGAGAACTGCAAAACGGATCCGGAAAAAGGTCACTAAATTAGACAGGTTATTAGAAGAAAAGAAAATAACTCTCATTCAATATACTTCTACGTTAGGGGCTTTTTACGGCTGGGCTAAACACGCCAACACGTATAACTTTCGTAAACGTATAGGGTTAGATGAGAAGTTTGAAAACGCGAGAAAAAGAATAAAGGAGGTAAAAATGCGCGGATTTCCAAAGTACACAGATATTGCGACAAAGTATGACGTTGAAAACTTAAAGGCTATTTTTCCTAATGAGACTAAAAAATTTTTAGAATCATTGAGAGATGATCGCTTTGTATGGGTTACGGTCTCCCCCCTTGCTTCAAAAGAGATAGGGGTAACAGACGACACTCACAGAGTTATTGAGAGCATGGATCAAGATAATCCGGAAACTATATTATACTATCAGCAGGAACTGATAGAAGACGAACATGCTCGATTATTCCGCATGGGGTACACAGTCGAACAAGTCAATACACTTATAGAAAACTTGTCGTAGTCCTCGTGTTTCGGAGGCGGTTAAACTGCCTCCGTTTTCTTTAGTGGAATAGCTTATAACTCCATGACGATTTGAGTTCTTCAATTTGCTTTTTAAGTGCGGAATTTTCCAACTCTAAAGTTTCAAACTTTTTCAAAAGGTCTTCATGTTTAATTGATAAAGTTTGATAATCTGCATTGAGTTCAAAATACTTCTCTTCCGTTATTCTAGCGCTATCTGTTAATAGCTTTGTTTGTTGTCCGGAATTTTCTAATGCCCATTTAAGAGCATTTATTGCGTCTCCCAAAATTTTCATTTCGGACATTTTAGAACTTTGTAAACTTTTTGAAACATTTTCGAACTCTACGTCTAAAACATTTTCGGAATTGGTTGAACTATTTGAAACATTTTCAAACGAATTTGAAACAGTTTCAAAATTTTCAGAATTTTCCGAAGTTTTATATCGTTCTATATCTTCCCTTGTCAACAGAGCTTTTAAGCCGTCAGCACGTTCAACAGTTTCAAACTTTCCGGAATTAATCCAATAATATGCCTTTGATTTTTTCCAATTAAGCAATCTCATTAAGTCTTGCGCCGATAGTTCTAACTTTTCCATTCTCAAACTTTCCTAAACTTTTTCAAACTATTGTAAATTTTTTTAACCTCTTGACAAGAGTATACCATGCTTGCTAAACTCATGCATGTTTTGTGAACGTTTGTAAATGTAGATTAACGCAAATTAACGCAAAACGAAAAATTAAATATGAAAAAAGGCCTTGGAAAAACCAAAACCTTAATTAAAATTCGCAATTTAATTATACAACGGTTTTTCTACTTGGTCAATAGCTTTTTATGCAAAATTTTGAGGGAGGTAGAAAAATGGCTTTAAATGCAGCGGTATCAAACGGTTTAGAAAAAATTGACGTTTCTTGTTATCATGACATGTTATCATGTCATATAGAAGAGGATTTAACATCATGTCATAGTCATGTATCATGCCATGATCAAGATCATGAAAGTATTACAAGATATTCATGTCATGAGCAGGACGAAGTCGAAAATTACAAAAAACTTTCTAAAGATGATTGGAATTATTTAGTTAGTGTTCTGGAAAGCTGGAGAGTGTATAATCCGCGCTCTGTAATTAAGAGATACGGTGCTTTGAATGCTTGGGAAGCTATGGTAAGAACTAAGGATTTTACCCCAAGAGTTCCGGGCGCATATTTCACAAAGGTGATACGCTCATTAACGGGAATGAACGGAAAGTTACAAGAACTAAGAGAGCAAGAACAAAAACGAGTTTCATTAATTGAAGCATTCAACAGTTACAAAGCGGCCAGAGCTTACTTAAATTCTATATCTGATGATGATTTGGCTAACCCGGAAATTGCGATAAACGTAAATAAGCTAAAAGAAAAATGGAATTTCGGCTAGTTCTTTTGTAAAATTTTTCGCTTAACCTATTGATATTGCTGTAAAAATAAGACATAATATAAGTGTCGAACACAATTTGCAGGTTTTATCGTGGAGATAGAGGTTATTAGAGAATACATACCGTTTATAGCTACATGCGTATTGTTATATCTACTACAAATGAATGTATTTGTTAGAACGGAAAAGCTTGAAAAAGTACACAGAGAGATTCTTGATGAGGTAGAAAAAAAGTACGCAACGAAAGAAACAAGTGAACATTTCAGAACTCAAATATCCGATATTCAAATTAAAATTGATAAAATCTACGATAAGTTAATAGGTGAAAAGCATGAATAAAATCATAATTCACTGGACGGCTGGGACATATAAACCGAATGCTACTGATCTGGAACATTATCATTTTTTAATTGACGGCGAAGGGCAAAAGCATGAAGGAAAATATAGGCCCGAAGATAACGAAAATTGTAATGACGGAAAGTATGCCGCCCATACAGGCGGTGGGAATACAGGAGCAATAGGCGTAAGTATGTGCGCTATGGCGGGTTTTGTTTCTCAAAATAATTGCGGTAAATATCCTATAACTCCGGTGCAATTAGAAGCTTGCTTTAAGTTATGTGCGGAACTATCAAAAAAATATGATATTCCGCTTGAAAATATTATGACGCATTATGAGTTTGGGCTTAATCACCCTAAAACTGCAAGTCATGGGAAAATAGATATTACTTATCTACCGCCATACCCGGAAGTTAAAAAGAACGAAGTAGGCGGATTTATACGAAATAAAATACGTTGGTATTTGTTGAAAATATAATTGTCGAACTAAAAACAGGAGGTAGAAACATGGCAGATGAAGAATTGAAAGAAGGGTTAAAAGAAGACGCTAAACAGGAAGCTCTGGAACTTGCAGAAGACGTAACAAAAGATTCCATTGAACACGTATTTACTTTCGCTATTAATGCGATTAACAAATACGGTAACAATGTTCTTAAAGCTATTATCCCGATTTTGCAAACTGCAAAAGAATTTTTGCTTGACTTAGCTGATAAAATTGACGGGGTAGAGGGCTAATGTTTTTAGCCCTCAAAGCCTTTTTTGATTCCGTTACTGCCGGGTTTAATTTTGGAAAAACCAGAACGGAAAAACAAGCGGAAACATACGCCATAAAAGACGCTAAAAAGTTACAAGAGGCTACGGATATAGCCGAAGACATTATTTTTTTGTATATGAAGTACGCTTCAAAAATGGCAGAAGATGACAGAAAAAAACTACTTAAACTGATTAAAAAATTTAAAAAATATAATTAATATGCTGATTTGAAAATAAAGCCGCTAGTGAATGTTAGCGGCTTTATTTTCTGCTATTGTTTTCTGTCTTCCATATTCTGCTATTAGTACAGCGTCACAGGTATCGTAAGTTAAATTGCATTCCGGCCAGCGTTTCTGTGCGACTTCTTTAAGAGCTTTTTTCTTTTCTCTGTATTCCTTCCCCCTTATTCTCAATTTTAAACCAGCTTGCCATGTAGCCGGGGGAATTTCATAGTAAGGTATTTTCAGAGCAGTTAGTATACCGAGCCACATACCAAAATTTTTTCCAAAAGAAAATGCAGAGGCTTTGCCGTCATGGGGCATTGAATGCACCTGTTCAATGTAAGCAATAATTCTATCGTCAAACATTTGCGCTAAAATTTTCTCATTGATAAGCTTAGAGGCTATGTCTAATACAGTCAATTTGTTGTAGGCATATGGCTCGGGTTGTCCGTTTAAATCCATAAAACAAAAGCCGCCATGTTGGCCCGGATCAATACCCAATATTCTTACCATAATTTTAAACCCCCTAGCAGGCGTTTTAAGACACCCGGCTTTTCAGACTTAAAATATACATATAAACATGGTTTAAGCTTGTTGTCGGTCATTTTCGCTTCGGATTTTGCCCCTTTTTTATAGTTCTCTGATTCTGCAATATAACTTTTTAATATTTCTCTCAAAGAATCTTCAAAAAACGGATTGTAAAATTCCTGTGTAATCATCTTTATTAAATACTCTGCCGGTATTCTCATGACAAGGTTAATGCCTTCCGATACCAAAAAAACATATATGCCGTCTCTATATCCTTCTTCCTGTAAGATTGAAACAATCCGCACCTCCACATCAACAAACGGATACAGCATAAATATGTGCCGCTTGATCCGATTAAATATGATTGCTTCTATATTGTTTCCGTCTTTTTCATTTTTTATTTCTTTTAATGCCATTAGCTTACTCCATTTCTTTGTTTAAATACTTTTAAAAGTTCTTCCAATCGTCTTTTTTGTCTTTCTTCTTTAGTAGTTTCTTTTATCGTATCTAGCATTTTATGAGCAAGGGTTACAGCCCCGTCATCATAAGTATGTGTAATTATTGAACCGTCATCACATCTATACGTACATATTTCACTTATAGAACCGCTTTCACGTACAGCAGAACGAGTATAAATAGGTTGACCGTTTATCAATATCGATACCGTAATCATTAGCCTTTTTCCTTTCTGGGCTTTTTAGTTAGGTGGTAATATCCGCATATAGGACATTCATACACATATAACGTAACGCCCCGCTCTTCCTTAATCCGTTTAACAGTTTGTTCCGCTATTTGCTTTGAGCGGTAAAACTTTTTTCTTAAACAACTGCGCCACATCTGTTCAGCTTGCCAGCCCATTTACTCCCTCCTATTTTCTATAACGTTTACCGCGCCAACCCTCGGCTTTTACAGGGCAGCCCTTAGCCCATTGGGGTATCGTTGACAACAGCGTTTCAAATTCCTGCACGTCTCCGCGCCCTTCATCAACAGACGCAACGACTTCATCATGTACGGTCATAGCTATTTTATATCCTTTAGCTTCAACGTTTTTCATTCCGTAAGCCATTAAATCCCTAGCCGTTGCTTGTACAATGTTTTCCACGATTGAGCCGCCATAAGTATGTTGACGTTCCCATTTTTTGCTTAAAGAATTTACACCCATAAAGGTTAATTGTTCTTTAACCTCACCCCATGAAGTTTCAATCGGTTTAATTTGCGGCTCTGCATAGGCTATACAACGTCCGGACGGCAGACGGCAATATAAAAACTGTCCTTGAACTTTCCACATTATAGGACCTTCTTTAATTAACTGACCACGCTCTTTTACTGCTTTTATCGCTGCTCTTTCCTGCGCATACCAGCAAGCTACTACTTCTGGGTACGTTGCACGGTAGGTTTTAACAACAAGATCAGCGGTCTCTCTTGTAATATCCATTCCGGTCATTGTCTTAACCTGTGCTTTGAACCGATCCGCTCCCATTTGATAACCGCAGCCCAGCACGCCTGTTTTTCCTAATTGGCGTTCCTCTTTATCTTTTTTAGTAATCTTACGTTTATAAATCTCTGTCGCCAATTCGCAATAAATATCCGTACCATGCTTAAATGCTGTAAGACCTTTATCACAACCGGCAACCCAAAATAATACACGTGATTCAATATTTGAATAATCTGCGGCAATAAAGTCTTTCCCTGTATCTGCGATTAAAAAGCCTCTTAATGAAGCGCTTATTGCGTCAATAACATTCGGATATACCGTAGCAAAAACATCATAATTATTGAGTTTGATTGTTTCAATTACGCTGTCTATGTCGTACTCTTCGGCACCTCTCGGAAAGTTTTGAACCTGAATACCAGCACCGGCCCAACGGCCTGTAGAAGCACCGTGATATACAAGAATATCTCTTACTTTGTTATCCGGACAAATACACATTTTTATTTTTTCCAGCTTAGAAGTCGAGGACTTACCGGCCTGTTGTCTGATTTCTAAAATTCTTTTAATCTTAGAATCGGTACAGTTTGCGAGGTATTCATTAATACTTGCGGCATTTAAAGACGGTAAGTCCTTTTTGTCAACAAAGTCATGCAAGTATTCCGTTAGCCTTTTAACTTCTGACGCCTTGGAGACTAAACCGCCAGTTAAATAGCAGAGCTCATCATTGAGTTTGTTTTTAAACGTATCGACAAATCGTATTGCTATATCTAACGTTTCAACATCTATTTTTATACCTCTGGAGTTAATCCTCTGGTCCAGTTTCCATATTTCACGCTCAAAAGGATTTAACTCCGGTATAGCATTATCAATGGCGGATTCGACTATTACGTCCTGTTCGCAATATTTATAAAGAGTTTTAAAATCTTCCGGATTATCGCACCATATTGACGGATCTTTTTTACTCGGTTTTTTCGGACGTGATAGTTTCATCATAATACGTTTTCCTGTTTCGTCCTTTTCTTCCGATAAATGTAAGGCCTTAGCGCAAGCACCTAATGCGCGCGGCAGTGCATGAGTTGCCGCCTTTGAGGCTGTGCATTCCCAACGATCAAAGTCTTTTAACTCCGGAAAACCGTATACTTTAGCCAGAATATTATTCCACATGCAATATTCAAACATAGAGTTATGAGCGTAAAATCTGACATCTGGATTTTTAGCTAATTGTATGATTTTTTCTATACTTGCAATTTCCGGATATACGCAAGACATGCATTTATAATCAAACCACTCATTAAACATATTTTTTGTTATGGTTCCGGCTAATGTTTTGCCTCCCGGAAATTCTACACAATAACAAAGGCATAAGACCGTTGTAGAGGGGTCCAGACTGTAACGCCATGGACCCACATCTGCAACGCTTATTTTGCTACGTGTTT